GAGAGAAGATGGGCTGGATCTGATGCTAAATATTTTCATGAAGTAGCCGCAAAGCCTTGGCTAGAATTAACAGAAGGGAAGCGATGTGGAGAAGCAATAAATAAATTTTGTAAGAAAATCATTGCACCTATATGGAAACGTTGGAATTATAACAGAACATGGCTACCTGCTCCTGGTATCGAAGGGAATATTTATTATTTGGCTGATCTTAATCCTTCTTTAGGATTAAAAAGACTTTTAGAAAAAATAAGAAACACCAAACAAACATTTATTTTTGCGTATCGAGGGAAACCGAGTGATAAAAGAATAAAAGAGTTTTTTGAAACTTACGGAATAGAGTATGCACATATTAGTAGTTCAGCGCATGTACCTCTTAAAGAATTAAAATGTCATGATGAATGGCCTAGCTTTACTGAAGGGGCTCCTAAAAGTTTGAAGCAGATAAAAGATTTTTGGGATTACTTAGGAAGTAAAGCAATTGTACATGGAAAAGGAATCTATAAGTTTGAAGACTGGGTAAACAAAGATTATACAATTGACGAGCTAATTCAATTAAAACTTTTAAAACCTACAGTCACACAAATTAAATTTTTTGATCTCTTACGAAAACGAGCAAAAAGGTGTGATGTTAAACAACACGAAAAAAGAATGCTTTATATTAGAAGAGTTATAAAGAATGGATTTGATTTTGATGGAAAGATCAGGGTTAAATATGGAAATATTCACAAAATAAAAGGTACCACGTTTGATAACGTTGTTGGTGATCTGAGTATATTTAGAAGAGGTAAACGTGAACACCCCCATATCGAATTAAGATTAAAATACACTCTGTTTAGTCGAGGAATATATGATGCATGGGTTTTAAAATCAGAAACAGGGAGGAGCTTAGGTGACTAGAGGACCATATGATAAACAGGTAGGTGGCTTTCACTATTTGAAATTTAAAATTCAACCAAGTGAATTCATAAACAAAAATAAAATTTTATTTGCGGAAGGCAACGCAATCAAGTATATATGTAGACATGCTAATAAAGGGGGAAAGGAAGATTTAAAGAAAGCAAAACACTACATCGATATGATTATTGAAAGAGATTACTCGGAAGAAAACCCATTAGATAAGAAAAATTTTTGGGGGATTTTAAAAAAATAATGTGCACCGCTCCCGATATTAGTGATTTAGATTTAAAAGGAATTGATATAGCTGCAGTAGACTTAGAAACTTATGATCCAGATTTAAAAACAAAAGGATCAGGAGCAGTCCGAGGAGTCGGGTATGTGTGCGGTATTGGTATATGTACAGGAAAACAAACATTATACTTTCCTATTCGACATGCCATGAGTGGAAATTTAGATCCTAACTCTACTTGGAAAACTTTAAATAAAAAATTATTTCAAAACCCTAACATTAAGAAAGTATTCCATAACGCAATGTATGACGTCTGTTGGATTAGAGCTGAAAGCGGATTAATGCCTAAAGGAGACCTTTTAGATACAATGATTGCGGCCTCTGTGATTGACGAGAATAGAATGAGATACACTTTAGATTCAATAAGTAAAGACTACTTAACGGAATCTAAATATAAATATGATCTTCAGGATAAGTCCCTAAAAGAATATGGTATTAAGGATCCCCTTAATAATATGCACAAACTTCCTTATAGTTTAGTAAAAGACTATGCAGAACAAGACGTCAAGTTAACTTTAAAATTATGGAATGTATTCGAACCTAAATTAAGAGAAACTCTCTTTGTTAACGCAGAAGGAGAAAAGAAAACTCTGGAAAAAATATTTAAACTAGAGACTGATCTATTCCCGTGCCTGGTGGATATGAAGTTTAAAGGAGTTCGTGTGGACGTTGAAAAAGCAAAACAATTTGGCAACGAATTAGAAACAGAACGAGATCAGCTCATGAAAGATATCCACAAAGAGACTGGAATCAAGGTTGATATTTGGGCTTCCGCTTCTATTAAAAAACTTTTAGATCAACAAAAAATAAAAGACTACAAAGAAACTCCCAAATCAAAAATGCCTCAGCTTCCTAAACAATATTTAAGGACCCATAAAAATAAATACTTAAGAATGATTGCCCGAGCAAGAGAATGCGATAAAGCTAAGAATGCATTTGTAGAAGGTCTTTTAAGTTTTGTTCATAATGGAAGAATTCATGCAGACATAAATCAAATTAGATCGGATCAAGGAGGAACAGTGACTGGGAGATTTTCTATGAGCAATCCTAATCTTCAACAAGTACCGGCTAAAGGACCTATCGGAAAAAGGATACGAGAAATATTTCTTCCTGAGGAAGGGTGTGAATGGTGGTCGTTCGATTATTCTCAACAGGAACCTAGAATTGTGGTTAATTATGCATTAAAATGGGAACTACTTGGTACCGAGGCTCTAGCCGAATCTTATACCCACAATCCTGATACCGATTTTCATAGAATTGTGGCTGATATGGCTAACATTCCTCGAACCCAGGCCAAAACAATTAATTTAGGATTATTTTATGGTATGGGAAAAATGAAATTACAACGAGAGCTCGAACTAACTTCTCAACAAGCGCGAGACTTATTTAATAACTATCATTCCAAAGTTCCTTTTATTAAAGAATTATCTAATGGACTTGTACAATTTGCGGAAGACCATGAGCTTATTTATACATTAGGGGATAGGTTTTGTAGGTTTGATCGATGGGAACCATATGATAAGGAATGGAATCCAGAATTAGGTAGATTTGAAATCGAAATAAAAACAGTAGAGAAAAAATACAATGAAGAAAAAAAAGAATGGCAAGAAGTTACTTCATACAAATATGAGCCAGTTCCAGTTTTAACTAAAGAACAAGCAAAAGCAAAATATCATGAGAAGTATCCAAAGGATACAGACTATGAAAACTTTGATAAACATTATCGTTTAGCTTTTACATATAGAGCATTAAACAGATTGATTCAGGGAAGCGCGGCTGATATGACAAAACAAGCCATGGTAAATCTTTACAAAGCCGGGATACTTCCACATATACAAATCCATGATGAGTTATGTGTATCTATACCTGACAAAGAAACTGCTTTAAAAGTAAAAAATATTATGGAAAATGCAATTAGACTTAGAATACCAAATAAGGTAGACTACGCCTCTGGTAAAAACTGGGGTAACATTAAATAGGAGGAAACTATGGATATGATAAAAGACGGAATAAAAGACCTGTGGACTAATCACCGAAAAAAAGTGATTGGTGCAGGTGTTGTACTTGTCATTTTAATAATCGCAGCACTATAGGACCTTATGCTAAATGGCTTACTTAAACGTAAACATCCCTGTGATCTATGCGCAGATCAGGAGAGAATATCTCTATGATCTTAAAGAACACCATGGAGAAGTGGAAGACTGTGTTGTCTTTGGGCTGGCATCAATTACAGGGCGGCCTATACTCTTTCATGCAGTTATGGAAAATGGTGCTATTTTCTATCGTTTACCAATCTCTGCCTTCATTCAAAGAGGCTTTGATGTCAAAAAAGTTCCTAGGACTCGGCTGGACCAGCTGGAGCTTTGGAATTGTTTTAGTTATTATCCTGCTGTCACTAATTACGATATCCTAGACGGACAATCCGGAAAATATATTGATAAAGATAAGGTATGGCATACTGGATCCTATCTTTTCACAGTTGACTGGGCTCACCCAGAGAGTAATATAGTAGATACGGATCATTCAGAAATTCCCGCGGAGCATAAATGCGCCCACATATTAGCCTTGGATGATGGCAACTATGCAGCACAACCTAACAATAGATTAATATGGAGTATTCCATCTTTCACGGTGAGAGATGAAGTTCCTAGAGATTGGAAGGTACAAACTTCCGAATGGAATGTTGAAGATACCAGTAAATGGAAAACAGAAGATAGTGACAACTACTTCTATGAAATTGAGGAAACTAAAAATGAATAAATGTAAAGATTGTTTTTGTGATTGCCACTGTAATGTTGGTGAACATTCCGATGCCAATGTGGTATGTGCATGCACCAAATGTAATTGTAATCCTCAAGGAGCTACAGTAAACAATGAGGAGTGTCTCTCGTGTCAGTAGAAGAAAAACGAACTTGCAATATGCATACCAAAGAAAAAGAAAACTCAGGTACATGTTGTCAAATAAAAGACGAACAAGAAAACGCAGAACAACTAACATATGAATATAAACCAAAAGTAAATGAACGATAAATTAATAAC